GCTGCTGACGATGATGTAGAGATACTGGAATATTCCGAAGAGGAGATTCTATCAGACGATCCACTGGTTCCTTCTGAGGTTCTTCGCTCAATGAAGGTCAGTCACAAGAAAACNNGTGGTCGATTGTGTGTCACCCCTGTACCACCAGAAGAGTTCTTCATTGATCGCAATGCTCGTTCACTGGATGACTTCTACGTATGTGGTCACAAGACAGACATGCGAGGCGGCGACCTGGTTGAAATGGGTATTGACTATGAGACAGTCAGTAGTCTCTCCGGTGTCCACAGTGACGACACTCAGGCGCAACGTGAGGATGCTGCGCGTAGAGGTTATGAACCAGATACTTCAGATCAGTCCGAGCAAGACGTTTCAATGAAGTTGGTGGCGGTATCTGAGGCATTCATGAAGATGGATGTTGAGGGTACAGGTATCCCTCAGATGTATAAGTTCATTCTCGGTGGAACGGATAACAAGCTGCTTGACTATGAACCATGGGGTGATGTCAGCTTCGCAGCGTTTGAAGTAGACCCTGAACCGCACACTTTCTATGGTCGTTCTCTTGCGGATCTGATCATGGAGGACCAAGATGCTTCTACTGCGATGCTTCGTGGTATTCTGGATAATGTTGCACTCACCAATAACCCAAGGACTGAGGCTGTAGATAGTCAGGTGAACATGGGTGATCTGATGAACAATGAGATCGGTGGTGTGGTACGTGTGCGTTCACCAGGTATGATCCGTGATCTGTCAGTACCCTTTGTAGCCGGCCAGACCCTATCAGCCGTTCAGTACATGGATGAGCAGGTAGAGACCAAGACAGGAGTTACACGGGCCTCTATGGGTCTCAACGCTGACGCTCTACAGTCATCCACCAAGAGTGCTGTTGATGCCACTGTACAGGGTGCAAACGGACAGATGGAGGTTATCGCACGTAACCTTGCAGAAGGTGGAATGCGTCGGCTGTTTAAGCTCATGCTCAAACTGGTTGTGGAGAACAGTGATGAAGAGCAGATGATGCGCCTCAACAGTCAGTTCGTGCCAATTGACCCACGCTCATGGGATACCTCAATGGATGTGTCAGTCAACGTAGGACTCGGTACAGGGCAAGATGAGCAGCGTAACATGGCTCTTAATCAAACCCTGCAGCTCCAGTTGCAGATCATGCAGCAGTATGGTCCAGGTAATGGGCTTGTTACTCTCACAGGGATTCGCAACACTGTTGCTGATGTTCAGTCCCTCGGTGGAATCAAGAACACTGATCGCTACTTTGAACCAATGAACCCACAGATTGAGCAGCAGCTTATGCAGCAGGCAGCTCAGAAAGCAGCACAGCAACAACAAGGTGGTGATCCGAACGCTGCATTCCTGCAGGCAGAGCAGATCAAGGCACAGCAGCGTATGCAGAGCGACCAGATGAAGGTGCAGCAGAAGTCTGAGTCAGAAGCAATGCGTATGCGTATGGATGCTCAACAGGCTATTAACCAAGATGATCTTGAACGTGACAGAATGGCACAGGATCTTTACATTGAGCAGGCTCGTATTGCCAGTGATAGCGGAACCAAGGTGAACATTGAACGCATCAAGGCAGAACAAGCTGCTACCAGGCCACAACCCCAGCAGGTTATGTAAGTGGACATTAACACCAAAAGTGCTAAAATCAGCACGTTGAAGAACGATGACACTTTTAAAGATGTCATGACAGAGGTTAAAGATCAACAAATCTCTGTGTTTTTGAATACTCTCAGTTCCGATGAGGACAGAGGTAAAGCGCACAATGTAGTTTGTGCATTAGAGCAGATCATGGATTACATGCAGTCAGTAATTGACGACGCAAAGATCCAGGAGAAGCGTAACAAGTAATAGGAGATCAGCACCGTGGGAACGACTGATAGTGGTAGTATTGAATCATTGATGGGTAGCATCATTGAACCAGAAGAATCAATAATTGAAGAGGAAGAGGTATCTGAGGATCAGACCGAAACCGATGAAATTGATGACGTGGAAGACGAGTTTGAAGACGAGTTTGAGGATGACACCGATGACGAATTTGAGGACGAGGATGCCGACGATACAGGCGAGGATGACGACGATAGTGTAGACGATGCCGGTCATGAGGAACCTGAACTAATCACTGTTAAAGTAGACGGTGTTGAAGCTCAGGTTACCCTTGATGATCTCAAGCAGGGTTACTCTGGTCAAAAGTACGTCCAGAAGGGAATGGCAGAAGCAGCTCAGTTAAAGAAACAGAACGAGGCGTTCCAACAGACCCTTCAAGCAGAGCAACAGAAAATTGCTAAGATTTACCAGAAGTTGCAGAGTGGGGGTTTCCGACAACCACCTAAAGCTCCAGATATTGCTCTATTGGATGATGATCCAATTGGGTATATGGAGCAGAAGGCGAGGTATGAGGCGGCCCAGCAGAAGTACGATGGTGATATGTCCGACATGCAGAAAGTTACGCAGCAACAGCAAGCGCAACAGGAGCAGGAACGTCAGGCGTTTATCCAGCGTGAAAGTGAAACACTGAAAGAGAAGATGCCCGAATTAGCGGATGCGAAGAAAGCAAAAGCAATATGGACTAAGATGGTTGACAGCGGACAGGCTAATTACGGATTCAGTTCCGAAGAGGTATCTGGTATTGTCGATCATCGTGCTATGATGGTGTTGCACGATGCAATGAAGTACAGGGAAATGATGGCTAATAAATCAAAGGTTCAGAAAAAAACTAAATCTGCAAGACCCGTTATCAAACCAGGTGCTAAGAAGGTGAATACTGGTAAGAGTAAAGCTGCTCAGCGCCGACAGGCAAGACTGAAAAACTCTGGGAGTATCGACGATGCTCTCAGCATGATCTTAGAAACTTAATTGAGGATTTAACAATGACACAGCCGACAAATACATTTGATTCATACGACGCTAACGGTATCCGTGAGGATTTGGAGAATGTAATTTATGACATCTCCCCAGAGTCTACTCCATTCTACTCAGCATGTTCTAAGGGTTCTGCGAAGAACACCCTGCATGAGTGGCAGACCGACGCACTTCGCGCTTCAGCAGCTAATGCTCACATTGAGGGTGACGACACTGCAGCAGAAGCTCGCACAGCCACTACTCGCCTGGGTAACTACACTCAGATCTTCAAGAACGCAGTAAGTGTTCCTGATACTGACGAGGGTCTGGACAAGGCTGGTCGTGCAAAGGAGATGGCATACCAGGTGTTGAAGGTAGCCAAAGAGCAGAAGCTGGACATCGAGAAGGCACTGTTCCTGAACAACGCTCGCGCAGCTGGTAACTCCACCACTGCCCGTGAGCTTGCTGGTGTTCCTGCTTGGTTGACCACCAACACAGTGTTCGAGTCAACCGATGGTGCTGATCCTACTGGTGACGGTACTGATGCACGTTCTGACGATAGCACTCCAGTTGCTTTCTCTCAGGCTCGTTTTGACACTGCTATGCAGAGTATTTGGGAAGCCGGTGGTAAGCCTGATACAGTCTACTTGTCACCTTTCCAGATGAACCTGGCACTGGGTTTCACAGGTAACAACAACCAGCGTTCTACCGTACAGGCAGGCGATGAGAAGGTTGTCAAGAGCCTGGACGTTTACGTTACTCCCTGGGGTACTGTAGAGTTCATGCCTTCCCGTGAGAATCGTGCGCGTGACGTGTTCATCATGCAGGACGATATGTGGGGCATTGCTGTTCTCCGTGGAACCAAGAACAAGGAACTCGCTAAGACCGGTGATTCCACTAAGCGTCAGGTTGTTACTGAGCTTACTCTTGTTTCCAAGAACGAGAAGGCTTCAGGCGCTGTATTCGACAACACTGTAGCTTAAAGGTACTGAGTGGAGGGGAGAGATCCCTTCCACTCTTTTATTTTATGAGGGATAAGAATGGCTAACACGAAAGTTAAAATTCAATGCCACCACTTGTATCTAAACGATGCAATACATAAAGAAGGTACAGAGCTTCAGATTGACGCTACTGTAGCCAAGAATATTTTAAATGGTGATAAGACAGCTGGGCGTGAACCCAGAATCCAGATCATCAAAGCAAAGAGAGCAGTGAAACCACGTTCTCCTAAACAGGTGACCACCGATGCTCCTGAATGAGAAAGTAGACTACGACGATGGTAAACTGACTATTCAGAAACAATACTCTAATACTCCCTACATNCGTGAGGCTGAGATTATTCGAGCTAAGAACGAGACCGGTGCGCACGGTGAGAACCGTCATGTTGCCAGAATCCCTATCCACCTGGTTGCAGAATGGTTGAAGGAAGCTGGTGTCAGGTGGGATGATAGAGAAGCAATGCGTGACGTGATTAAACGTAAGATCTTATCTGGTGAGGTTGATAAACTTCGCCAATGGAAAGGTACATATTAGAGGACTGAAAAATGGCAGACACTACCACACCGAATCTAGGACTAACTAAACCCGAAGTAGGCGCATCAGATGATACCTGGGGGACGAAACTGAACGCAGATCTCGACATCCTGGATAGTGCCGCCACACTGACAGGTACTCAGACCCTTACCAACAAAACCTTAGCCTCCCCTGCTATCACTGGTAACACTACCACCACAGGCACAATAGACGGTCGTGATGTTGCCGCTGATGGTACCAAACTAG